ATGGAGTTGTCAGCGCCAGTCGGGTTGACTGTCAAAGTTGCGGCAACAGCCGTGCCTGCTGGCACCCCCGCCCCGCTCAGCGCGTCGGGCAGATACTCCGCGCCGAGTTTATCCGGGTCCGCAGCGTCTCCGCCGAGCTTTTCGAGGATGGTAGCGGTGGTTTCAAAACTAGGTCCTGTCTCGCCCTGCTCCCCCTTATCCCCACGCGGCACCGTCAGGGCGATGGTGCGGGCGGATGCCGTGCCGCCGAGGGACACGGAGGCGCTCGACCCGGCGGCTCCGGTGGCCACGGTCACGTCGGTGATAGTGCCTGACGGACCTTGTGGGCCTGTAGGACCGGTGTAGGGGACAGCCGTGCCCAGCGTGTGAAGCGGAACGCTGGTAGTCGTCTGGCGCGTCGTGTCACGCTTCAGGACCAGCGTGCCGATAGCCACCGTCCGGACGTCGTCAGGGTTGGTCAGGTGTTCGGCTTGGATGTCCCAGTAGAGCGTCTTGCCACCGAAGTCCCGTGTGTCCACCGGATGAAATACCGTGGACGCATTGGTAGTGCTGTGGGTGATTCCCGCTCCTGTGGAGTATTGGAACTTCGCCCCAAGGTCGCTCGCCGCGTTCGACGCCTTGGCCGTGAAAATGAGGTTGTAGCCTGTCGGCGTGAAGGCGCTCGCGTCAGCTTCGTTCTTCAGCGGAATGGACACCGTCTTGGTGTCTCCTGCGTAGAACGTAATCTCCTGTGGTGTGAGCGCCATGGTTTAGCCGGGCTAAAGAGAAAGAGAGAGCCCGCCCCCGAATTGGACGGAGACGGGCCAGTTGGGGTTAGGAGATCGGACTGAGAGCAATGCGATACCAAATTGTTCCAAGAGAAACAAAGCGGGCGACTTGTCCAGTTGCTACGTTTGTCGTGCTGGCACCAGCCGTGGTCCCGGCAGTGATCGTTCCGTTGGCAGCGACACATCCCACAGCAACAGTGACGGAAGAGTTGTTCATGATCATGAACTCCTTCTTTTTGCTTTTTGTTGATGGAAGAGCGAGCGTTTGGGAAGCCGTAGATCCGGTAAATGTAGTCAGCTTGCGGCTCAAAGCCGTTGAGACGGCGGTCGTCGCGACCTTGTTGTTGTAGGTGAGTAGAGGTAGAATGACTTTTTTCATGATTTTGAGTGGTAAGCCCTAAAGAGAAAACCCCGGCCCGGATGGGCGTCCAGACCGGGGATAACACACTACTGTTTAGCCAAGAGAACTGCCATCAATGATGCGTCCGTCTGGGAGGGCTACTGCGAGGTGTCGAATCACGACGCCGAACTCCGGAGAGTCGGGACGGGTGCCGTTCGACCACACACCACGGAACTGGCCGATGGAGCCGTCCGGGTTGTCGTCCTTGTTCTCATAGTTGGTCCAGCGATAGCTGCCCGCGTAGTTCATCGCAGGGAAGCTGGCTTGACCCACCGAGGTGATCGGCTTCGGAACCAGCGTGGTGCAGACACCTTGGTGGAAGATGTAGGAATCTTCCCAAGTGGCGAGCAGCCATTTTGGATTAGGAATACGCTTCAGTTGACTGTTCACCGTGGTGACATAGAACTGAGGGATGGAGATCCATGCCTTGAATCCAGCGTCGGTGGCGGTCACGGCCGTAGCGGCGGCTCCCGTGGCGAGACGCACCGAGTAGGTGGTCGCGGTAAGATAGCCCGTCACAATGTAAGCGGTCCCGGCAGCGCTGACAACCTGTGTCCCCTTATAGAAGCGGGCAGGGCTGTTTGGCACGGCGGCGAGCTCGGAGGTGATGGAAGCACTGAGCGTCATGACTGCGTCAGCACCGGCAACAGGAGCTGCGACGGTGATGTATTTGGTCGCTTCGTTCATGTATTCCCAGCGGTCGGTCTTCTCGTCGCAGGTGTGGACGAAGCCGTTGTAGCTGACCTTCTGGCCCATTGCCTTGAGCAGATACTCGTTCTGCGAGCTGTAGCGGAAATCCTCGCGGCGTTCCGGGTCGGCCATCACGATGCGGCGCGAAGAGCGCGGAGATGTGATCAACGAGTAGCTGGAGCTTCCGCCGGATTCACCGAGAGCGTTCGAACCGCCACCTTGATGATTCTCGTATTCATAAATGATGTCGAGGAACTCGTTGGTGAGGATGGAGGCGTCGGTATGGGCCGTGCCGCTTGGGACAGGGAATGCCGAGGTGCCGTAAGCGCTGGTGCTCAGGCTGAAGGCGGAGTCGAGAACGACAAGCTTGTCGGCGACACGCTTGTATTCCGAACGAGCGCGGTTAATTTGAAGCTCACGACCTTGGTCGGCAAGGGCTTCAACGCAGGCACCCATTTGCTTCACCCGGACGAACTTGTCGCGCAGGTTGTTGGTGTTCATTGGTGGTCCCCAAACTGCTTTGTGTTGCAAGCGATAGTCACGGAGGGTTTCCGTGAAGATGACGTTGTCCGCAGGAGGAAGACCATCGGTCAGCGCTCCGACACCGGTAGAGGCGATGTGGTTAGCGGTGTTGTCGTTAGCGCTCAGGTCGCCCGCGACGTTCGCCCATTCCACTTCTTCCGTGAACTCGGCTCCAAGTGAGCCGGTCAGAAGAGCGCGGTCGAATTGGAAGGTTTTCTGAACGGACGAGGTTTCGTCAGCCCATGTTTCTTTCTTCCCGAGGGAAATCCAAGGGGTTGGACGGGCCATGATCTTTTGATTGATCATTGGTCCGATTTGAGGTGCTTGTTGGACCATGAGGTCCGTTACTGTGTAGGCCATAATTTTAGGTGGTTATCGAAGTTCTTTGTTTAGCCTGACTAAAGAGCGGTGCTCTTTTTGGTTAATGCCAAGGCTTGAAAAACAGAGCTGGCGCACTTGCGCTTGCTCAAAGGATGCTTTCTAGAACGGATAACGACCGAGCCTCCGAATCAGGACCTTTTGAGAACCCGCCTGATTGTTGGGTTCGAGAAGGTTTTGCCCTAATCCGGAGGCCGCGTCAACTACTTTGTCTTGGGAATGTTGAAATTCCCAAAATCTTTATCAATGGGTGAAGGCGTAATCGGAAGCCATTGCCTCCATGAAGTCCTTTGGCTTGTTGCCGTCAGGCTTGGTGGCCTGCACCGAACCTCCTGCTTTGGCCGATGTGCGGACACTCTTGACGTCCTCCTTCTCATACACGGCCAGACGCTTCTTGAGGGAGACAAGCTCTTTCATTGCGTGCGGCAGGGCGGACCCGGCAAACGCGGCGAATGCCATGTCGTTTGCTTTAGCCCGGCTAAAGTCAATCGCTAGCCCCTTGGCCACCAACTCCTTGAACTTCGGCGTCTCCCCGTCTTCATCGACAAAACCCGGAATCACTTCCTTGTATTTGTCCCAAATTGACTTCTGGAGGGTTTGGACGCTGGCGCGTTGGTCGGCCAGAAGCTTGCGCTCGGATTCAACGCGTTGCACCTTCTGGCGCTCAAGCTCTTGTTCCGCATTGGCCATCATCTGCTCGCGCTTCTCCACGAGGTCGCCAAACTTCTCACCAAAGGACAACACCTTTGACTGGATGACAAGGGAGGCCTCACCGAAGTGGGTGGACATCAGCTCCTCTTGGACGACGGGATCGCGCTCCTTGATGATTTGACGGAGAATGGCAGGGTCAAGCTGGAGGCGCTCGGAAAGCTGGTCGGCTTGGGTGAAGATGGCGGCGGCGGGTTGAACCACCTCGCGCTGGTAAACATCCTCCGACTCCACTTTGAGCTTGGCGCTCTGAGAGCTCACTTCCGTGAGTTTGGCTTTCAAACCGTCAATCTCGGCGGTTTTGAGTTCAAGCTCTTGAAGCTTGGCTTGGACTTCCGGCGTGACAGTGGACTGCTTGGCGGCTTTCAGCTCTGCCTTGAGGGCGCGGAACTTCTCTCCTGCCTTGGCCTCCATCCCCTTGACCTCTTCCTCGGTTTGCTTGTCGAAGGCCTCCTCGTTGAAAGCTCCCTCCTTGACCGGCTCCTTGGTCTCTGTGGGCGTCTCTGGCGCGTCGGAGAAGAATTCCTCCTCAATGACAGGGGTGATGTCCTCCGGCGTCTCCTTGGGCTCCACTGGAGCATCAGGAACGGGCGCTACGGGGTCGGGCGTGACGACAGGCGCGACAGCCGTCGGTTCCAGTCCGGCTTGCGGGCCGTCAAAGAACGCGTCCATTGCTGCCATCACGTCGTGGTTGGGATCTCCATAGTTCTCAGGAGACAGTTCGGTTGTGTTTTCTTCAGACATAGTGTGTTTGGTTGGAGATTAGTCGTTGGTCGGCTTGAAGCGACGGGCGGTGGAGCCTTCAAAAGACGGCTTGATCTCCGCCAACGCGTAAAGCTTCAGCAAGACCGCCACGGCCCCCTCGGTGTGGTTGTAGGCCATTGCGCAGGCTTCCAGCGTGGACGCCCCGCGCCGCTCGCGGAACACCCCGTTGAGGGCTTCCTCGATGGCCTTGGAAAACGTCTGGCTTTGAAGCAGCGCCTTGAGGTCCTGCTGCTCTAGGACGGATAGTGTGTTTTTCATGAGTCTTTAGCCTGACTAAACTTGCGTTGCCTTGAGGCGTTGGAGCTTGGCTTGAGCTTCGGCGTCCTTGGTGACCAGTCCGCTCATCGCCTTCTGGGCCTCGGCGACCTGCTTCCATTCCCCGGCCTTCTTGATGTTCTCCAGCTTGAGCAAGCCAATTTGCATTTCCTGCTGCATCTTCTGGCGATGTTTCATGTCGCTCATCTGCATCTCCTGCTGGGTTTTCTGCTGAAGCTTCTGCTCCTCGGTGAGTTCCTGCTGCTGGCCTTCCTGACCTTCTGGTCCTCCGCCTTCTTGAGCCGCCTTGTTGATCATCTTCAATCCGTTGACGACAATCTCGCCAACCTGCTGGACCTGTTGATGATACTGGTTCAATTCAGGCTGCACGCTTTCGTGAACCACCGTCATCTCCAAAGTTGCAACTGCATGATCGTAAAGCATTTGATGCTCCATGGTCCATTGCATGAGGTCCACTTGTCCTTCGTCCACACCCTTCAAACCCTCCATGAGCTTGTTGATGTGGATTGGAAGATGCACCATGTGGAGCTGGCCGTCTTTCGGGTCCATGTAGTCGCCTTCGAGCAACTGGAAGTTTTCCAAGGTGGCGATGGAATCGTCGTAAGGGGTGCGCGTTTCATTCGGAGCACCAGCGTAGCGGTCGGCCAAGTCCACTCCGCCCAACATGATGAGGCGGTCGTAGTCGAAATTCTTCCGGCCCACCGCGTCCCACGTCGAATAGCCCTGTTGGATTTGATCCATCAGCATGATGCGGGAGGCGCGGGAACCTGTTCCGATGATCCGGGTCGCTTGAACTCGCTTGAAGTCGATTTGCTTAAAGACGCTCTCAGGCACACCACGCGCCACGCAACGGGCTTTCATCTCGCGCACGCGCATCGCCGCCTGCTTGTCCTTCTGTCTGACCGTGAACGCCCGGCGGACCTTCTCCTTCGTGATCTTATCATAAGGACCGTAAAACAACGTGACGGCGAAGCTGTTGAGCTTGTTGATGAAATCCAGCTTGGAGCTGACCTCCAGCTTGGTCTGACGGCTCTTGTCGTCGTTCATCATCATGTCGCCAGAAGCAAGACCACCGGTTGCACGATTGAGAATGCTGCGAGTCTCGTTGATGGCTGGGATGAGCGCGTTGTTCAAATTAATTCCCACCTGACGGTCGGGCATCTTCATCGTCGGCGGAATCATGATGGCCGAGCCGGAGTCGATGAGCATCATGTCCTGCTCGTCTTCCGTGGAAGCTGGCTGGAGAATCAACGACGACCCGACTCGGGCATTATCGAGCATCTTGCAATGGAGGATGTCCCCTGCGTTGCACAGCTGGAAGATCAAGTATCCCAAGCCGCGCACCGTGTAGAGCCGCCCGCCGTTACCGACGCTGAAAGGAAAGATTTGAAACGCCTGATCCACCGAATCGTAGTGGTTGGTCGCTTTGAAGATGAAATCCTCCGGCCCGCCGTCCTGATCGGTCAGCGCGTTCTTGGCCGAGATGTAGTAGCTGATCTTGCCGGAATACTCACGCACCCACGAATGGATCACCGCGATGTCCTCGCACATCGAATCAACATGAATTTCGTTTGCCTTGATCTGGCGTTGCATCTCCTCCCAGTCGTTCCAGTCGGACTTCACCTGACGGGCGCTTTGGAGAATGGCCTTGCGGATGGCGTCCTCATTCCAACCTTCCCCGCCAATCTTTCCGAACAACTCGGTGACGCCGTAGGAGCCCAGCGAATGCGCCTGTTCAATCTTGGAAGTGATGATGCCGCTTTTGCGCGGGAACTTAAAATGATCGAGACCTGCGACCGAATACTGCATCGTCTCCTTGTCGTCAAAATAGGCGATGGCCACTCCGTGCTTGACGTAGGTGGCGGCGAGTTGGATGTGAAGGGCCAACGCCCCGTCATCGTCCCGGTCCATCACCGTGTATTCCTCGGCCAAAATCTGGCTCCACGTGAGGGCTTGCTGCTTGTCCACTTCGGGAAGAAGAGGGATGTCAGCCAACACCTTCGGGGTGGTGTAAATATCGACATAGGCCGCTTGGGCTTCCGTGAGGATGGTGGCTCCCTCACCGGTGGTAATATTGAAGCGGTCGCTCTGTCCCTTATTCGCCAACTCGGCGGCGTCGTGTGGCGGCGTGTAATCCGCCAACCCGTCCACCAAGGACCGGTTGAACGAGCTGTCGTTATCCGCCTCCCGCAACAGGTTGTAAGAATTCCGCGCCGCCGCTGGCGTCCCAAGCCTCTCCTTCGGTTCCTCCAGCGTCTCCGCGTCTAAGGTCTTCAAATCGTCGAGCGATTGCTCTGCTTCGCGGAAGAGGGATGTGGTCATAGGTGTTTAGCCGGGCTAAAGATTATCGTCCGCGCTCTTGCAGGGCTTCTGGGTTGGCGATGATGATCGCAGTCCCTGTCACTGCCGTGACGACAATCGCCATTTCCGAGTGAGCCCCGTAGTTGATCACCGATTGCTCGCCTGTCACTGCCAGCGGAGTTGCGAATGCTTGGTAGGTTCCCGGAGCGGTCAAATACTTGATCGTCGCTGTGATGGTGCCTGACGTGGCTAAGCGAAGCGTGCGCCCCGGAGTGATGTCAACAAGGTAGGTGCCTGTCGCGGTGATCGTAAGTTTTTGCATGAGCTATGAAGAGGTTGAGCCGTTCTCCATTAAACCAACCTGATTGTCAAGCATTCAAGATGATCACCTCAACTTGCGACCACACACCGTCGCCAAACTACGCTTTTTATGGAACGTCTCCCACCCTTTGTCCATCATCTTGGCCACCTTCTTGACCTCGTCGCTCTTGAAGTGGCCCAGCGTAATCGCCTTCTCCACCAACAGGTTGAACGTGTCCGCGATGTCTGGAGACCGCTTGAGGCGCTTCTTGGCCTCCTCCTTGCTCTCCACTCGCACCGTCCGACCCTCTTTGTCGTGATACTCGCGCTCGATCAACTCGGCCAACAACGCCTTGGAGACACCCGTAATCTGACCCGAACGGATAAACTCCTTCGGTTGAATCCACATCTCGCTGTTCTTGTTGAAATAGGAACAGTCCTCGTTTCTGAAGACAATCGTCCGCTCCGACGCCTTGCCTTGGAAGTTGACCTTCTGCACCGCCGACGACCACTCCATGTCCACGACGTGACCAAACGGCGTCCCCGCCCCGGTGTTGTCCATGATGGCCCGCGTCGGCTTGACGTCCCAATCCTCACACAGCTTCTTCCACCCGCGAACCGTCTGGTGAGTCAACGGAATCGACTTGTTCAAAACGTCGTCCTCGATGGTCTGGTAAAGACACAGGTGCAAATGATCCCGCCCGTCCACCTTCCCCAGCTTCCCGATCAACGCCTGACTCCGGTCTCCGTTGCGGCTGTGCGCCGGGTCAATCGACGCCAGCGTGTAACACGCCCCGTCCCAGATCGGCTCCCGCTCCTCCAGCGCCCCGGCATTCAAAAACTCCACCTCCGAATACACCGAGTTGGTCGCCCCGTCGGGACACCAGAACGCCTTCACAAACCGGTAATACCCCCGGCTGGTCTTACCACCCCGCTTCTCCGCAATCCGGTCGCAATATCCCTGATCTGTCATCCACTTGATATGACCGTAAAGCTCAGGGTGGGTGATCCGTGGGCACTTCTCCGCATTCAACCGGATGCAAGCCCCATACTTGGTCGCCCACCGCTCGTCGTTCTCCGTCACACTCCGCCAACCTGCCTTCGGCTCGCACAGGTCCCCGAACGGGTCGGTCAACCGGTCCGGGTTGGCCATCCCCACGAACATCAACCGCTCGTTCGACGTCATGTTCTCATACGCCGTCGTCAAAATCCCGTCCGTTAAATGGTTGAACTCGTCCGCCGCCACAATCACGTTCGGATTCTTGATCCCCAGCAACTCGTCACTCGCACCGTCCGACGCACTCCCCGCCGGTTTCAACAACACCCCGCTGTTCCGGTCGGTCCCCATGCTCTGGTTCAACCCCTTGATGTAGCCGTTCGAGTCAATCAGCTTCCCCGGACACCCCTTCTTCTGAGCCTGCGCCCACAACTGCGTGATGCTCTTCCAAATCCGCGTCCGAGCCGCATCCTTCGTCGTCGACATCACAATGAAGAACGTCTCCGTCGGTCGAGCCCAATACTCCATAAGTCCATACAACGCAACACCATGACTCTTGCCGCTATTGTGGTGAATAGCTCCTTCAGCAAAGTAGTGATGATGAATCGGAACGTTGAGGTCGTAAAAGTCATGAATTCCGACGCTTGTGATTGACTCCACCTGAATAAGTGGCACCATCAATCCCGATGAGTGCGTGGAGTAAAAACAAGGAGAGGAATGATCGAATTGTTCAACTTTTTCAAGAGCTTGGCAGCACCCGGCTGGTTGCTGACAAGGTTGAGATGTCTGTCTCGACGATTGGAAACATCCTGAATAAAAGAGGGATTCCAACACCGAGGACTGGTCGGCGTCACAACCCATACGCGGCATGTGACACCCACTCGGCAAAGGTTCTGGAAATGTGCGAAGCTGGATACAATCTTTCGCAAATCGCAAGAGTTGTCGGAACCAAGAATGAAGAGGTGAAGAAATTCCTGAGACGGAACGGCGTGACAAAAGAATTCCCGAAAGCAACCTACGGAGAAAAGCACTACGCATGGAAAGGACGACTGCTTGATAAAGACGGCTATGTCCTAATCCACTGCAAGGGACACCCGAATGCTCGGAAGCACACCCATTACATTTTCGAGCACCGTCTTGTCGTGGAAGCGGACCTCGGGCGCTACCTCTTGCCGACCGAAGTAATCCATCACTTGGATGGAGATAAGCAGAATAACTCGATTGAGAACCTTCAAGTGTTCCAGAGCAATGGAGAGCATCTTGCCGTGGATCTCGCTGGACGTTGTCCGAAGTGGTCTCAGGCTGGTAAGGAGCGTATCCGTAAAGCTCTTCTCCTACGATGGTCTGACCGGCGAACTTCCAACCAGCCGTCGTCAAAAGACGATGTTCCGACGTGCATTTGAAAGAATTGCCATCACTCAACCTGAACTCGAACAACTCAGCCTTCCCCTTCAAATAAGGGACATCAGCCAGAATCGGACCATGGAGTGTCATCACCCATGGTCTTTTTTTGTTTTTACACAAATCCTGAATCGTCGGCTGTTCCCCAGTCTTTGGGTCCAACATCCGCGTGTCACCTGAGACGCACGACGACGCTCCCGCAATCCCCAGAAACCGCTTGTCACTCCAGTCCCCAATCAACTCCCTCACAATCAACTCCAACCACGGCGTCCACAACACCCGGCAAATACTCCCCTCACAATTAAACGCCAAATCCACCGCCGCCTTGAAATACCCAAACCGATCCTCAGGCTCAATCGCACTCCCGTCCCCCTTCTCCTTCCCCAACGAAAACATCCACAACAAACACACCAACTCCTCAGCTCCCACTGGAAACTCACACCCGTCAATCACCGGCCCGCGCTGTATATTGCTCATATTTATTTAGCCTGACTAAAGTTCACTGACCACGCGTGAGATTCTGGACCAAACCCATCGTCCGAGCCTCCAGATCCCAGTCCGGGTCCAAGGCCGTCTTCATCTCGTCAATCTCCCGCTGTCTCCGCTCATTCTCCTGCTTCGCAAAAAACTCTCCCCTCACCCTCTCCTGCTCCTTTGCTATCGACGCGTTCAACGGAGCCATGTGCTCAGCTTCAAACGCACTCTTCCCCTTCTCCTCGTGCGCCGCCCCATACTTCGACAACGCGTCCGCAGGACTCACCAGCAAGTTCGCCGCCTGATACGCCAATGGCTCCTCTGCCAACTCACGCCCAGCCTCCGCATGTCCTTCCCTCGCTCCCTCTTTCCCAATCAAATACCCTCCCTTCGCCAACTCAATGCCTGCTTGGATTGGCGCATTACCAATCTTCCCGGCAGCCTTCACCCCCGTTGCTGTCGCAACCTTTGCCGCAGACGCCTTCTTCGCCGCGCCGGGAACAGTCCCTTGCTGCAAAAAACGCCGAGCCTGCTCAATCATCCCCCCAGCCTTCACCAACCCCTGCGGAACCCACTGGACTGACTTGTCTCCAAGCTGGTCCAACGCGACACTCACCGCCAAATCCTCTTCATGACTCATTCGCTTCTTTCCTTCACTTCGAGGCTCACTCATGCGCCTCCTTACATTCAACACCACCTCACTGTCAACACTTACTTACCGCACCCACCCCTTTAGCCGGGCTAAAATATTTTTATTTTTCCACATCGGTTTTTTCATAACCTATTGAAATTAATGTTTTTTTCACGACGAACCCATACTGTCCTTCTCTTCTGTGTGTAGCGATTGGGTGTTGATGAGACACCCGTGGCCCCCTCTGAGGCTCTGAGAGACTTAGAGACTACACTGTGTAGCCACTGCATCACGTTGATGTAGCCTACACACTGATACACAGAGAGATACAACAACAAACAACTAGAACAACACGACAATGAACACGAGCATACAACTACCAGACAAAGCAGCAGCAGCAGTGAACGACTTGCAAGCACGCAAGACAGCACTACAAGCCATCGTGAAGCATCGCAACTTCCCGTATGAGGATAAGAGCCCAGTGTATTGCGACAACGTGCCAGCAGGGTTGGGTGATGGCACAGGCCTGATCTGCCAAGCCATCCACGAGATTGACGCGACAATCGCCAGCATCATCCACCGTGCCTTGGTTGACCGTAGCTTCTGAAGCATCGGGGAGCCTGCCCCCCACAACAGGCGCTCCCCCGCTCGGGCGTCCCCTGCACTTCGGTGTGGGGGACCAAGCCTGAGCCCTTTAGGGATACTTGAGGCACGCACCAGCCGTGAACCAACGCTGGCTCTACACGTATGAAAGACATCCTGATTGAACTATGGGACATCGTCCTGAAGACCATCTGGCTCGCTGTCGCAGCGGTGAGCATCATCGGAGCCCTGCGTCTCATCGCTTGGGCGGACACCGGGAGTCATGGAGACGGCTCGAAGGTTGAACGGAGCGTGATCAAATAAGCATGGGTCTTTAGCCTGACTAAAGAGACAAACGTCGAGAGACGTCAACACAGCCACTCCATGTCGGAGTGCCGGTCCCAAGCCCGGAAGCCTGAAGGTCAAACGACCGTTGGGTGATGTGGAGGGTAGAACACACGACCATGAAGACGACATACACTGAAGACAGGAACAACTGGATGATCATCGCTCTCTACGCCTTCGACAAGAAGTGCGAGAGGATCAGCATGAAGTCGCCAGCACGCAAGCGGGCGCTCGAATGGGCTGCCAAGCGGGCGTTCTTGAAAAACCAAGACATCGACTCCGAGACCTTCACGTGGAAGGCCTACGGGCAGGAGATGCAGATCAAGATGGAGGCTGACGCCATCCTGATTCAACACTCCAAGGAGGTGGCGCTGTGAGCGTCCACGACGGCGAGGAGGCTTGGGTGAACCACTGCCTCAGCCTCATCTACGCACGAGCCCACCGGGACAGGGAGGAGGCGTTGGAGGCCCAGCTCAAACTCCACCTACGTCCAACCAACGAGGTCTGACGCCTTCCCCGTAGGACATCACCATTCAACACGGTGGTGTCCTTAGGGGAGGGACTCACATCCTCTCCTCATTCCACCCATTACGGCCCATTCTTTATTCCGTCGTCAATCGTGCGGGGAGGCAAGAGAAGGGCGCTTTGTGTCTTTATCTCCTGCGTCGGGGACGCTTCGCGTCTCGTCTCCATGGTAATTACAACCCTCCTTCGTCGTCGTTGTGTCGTCGTTGAATCTAATTCATTTCGCACGCAACTCATTGATAACGTGTCTTATCCTAATCCTTAGTAAACTACCCAAGTTACTTAGTCCTTGACCCTGTCAGCCTTCTAACCTTTATAATCCTCCGCAGAGCGGCTTGGCGAGCGTGTTGGGGATAAAGAATTCACCACGCGGGGAAGGCAAAACGGTAGGTTTGGGGGTAAACGGTAGGTTTGGGGTGATTGAGCCCCCTTTTGAGGGTGGGTTGCGGATGACGATGGGTGTTGGGAGCGGGCTGGATTTAGCCGGGCTAAAGAGGGAAGGATTAAACGTCGATGGTTCGGCGGGGTTGGAAGCCTTGAGTTGCCAACAACTGGATACTGACGTTGGATTGAGAGGATTGGGAGGCGTCGGGGTCGATGGCCTTGGAGAGGAGTTTCTCGGCGGTGGCAGCTTCTGCGAAGGTTTGCGGGACTGGGGCGAGGGCGAAGAAACGGGCAAGAGCCTTGTTGGTTCCTTGGTAGAGAGCTTCGCGTTGATCGTCTTTGCGTTTGGCCCAGAGAGCGGCCACTTGAGCGGCGGGGTCGGATGTGTCTTGGTCGCCACGTGCGAGGGCGTTTGCCACCCTTGTGGGAGTGGCCCAGCGTTCGTCGGAGGAACGTTCGTGGATTGTGCCCTTGGCGATGTTGAATTGCTTGGCGACGTCGCGGGCAAGGGCTCCTGCTTCGATGAGGGAGCGGATGACGAGCCAGTCCTCGTCGCTCACCTTTTTGTGAGGGCAGCGAGCCATGAGAACGGGCTTGAGAGGCACCTGTTGAGGTGCTGGATCACTTTCAGGGATGGAGTTGGACATGACTCTCCCTACGGAAATTTGACCATAAGGTCAAGACCTGAACAACAGAGCCAGCCAGCCACACGGTTGTCTGGCTTTGTGATTCAGGACTTCAGCCCGGATCGGCCAGCACGTTGCTGAGCCCTTCGGGCGGGAGACTGAAACGCTGGACAACCCAGCTAGAGACCAACGACATGACTACATCTGTAAAATCATACGGAACACAACACGTCGAAGCCTTGGGAGTGGCAGAAACTACCCCGTTTGACATTGTAGCCGCCATGGAGGAACGCTTCCTTCAAGGTCCGCTGTTCACCCCGGTCCATCGCAACACGACGCGTGAGCAGATCATGCAATCGGTTGAGACCGTCTTGTCCCCAATGGACGAGTTTGTCGCCAACCGCATCTTGGCGTCGGCACGCTGGAAGCAGAAGACGATGCTGTTCACCAACTTCGGGCGTTGGCTCGAAGAGGATGAAAAGCGCATTGTGAATCAAGCCAAGGAAGGCTTGGAAAGCGCTGAAGACCGTCTTGCAGCCGCGTGCTACGCGTGCGACAAGATCAAGTCGCGCAAGCTGTGGAAGCTGGAGCAGAAGCGCAACGAGGCGGCATCCCACTTCGGTGAACGCGTGAAGGCTGCCAAGGTGGTGATTGACGGCAAGGCCAAGTGGAACGACGCGCAGGTGCACGAGCTCCCGCCTGTCTCCCACGGCAAAGCGCATGAGCCAGCCTACTACGCGATCAAGCTGCCCAATGGCGAGATTGTGAACCTCGGCAAGTCGGTTGACGGCTTTGCGGCCAAGCTCAACAAGTATCCGTCACAGGCGTTGCAGAACATCGCCGCACGTCTCGGCATCGAGATGCGTGGAGGCGACACCGCCATCCTCAACCACCTCTTGGGTGCTGAGCAGGTGGTCACCGTCAACGACAAGGGTGACACAGAATCAAATTGGAAGTGGCTCCCGAGCTACACCTCGGTGTGGCAAGGCGTCTGGATTGTCTACGTCGGCTGGCGTCTCAACCCGAAGGTGACAGCTTCGAGCTACTGGCTGGACGACAACAACGAACTGACCCAGTTCAACCCGAACTACCAAATGACACCAGAAGACGAGGGCTACCAAGCCCCGCTGACGTTGTCCCAGCTCGACTACCACCTGTTGGCCGAATCGTCTGACTTAGCCGTGGAAAACGAAGACGGCGAGGTGGTCGAATTCATGAACGAAGAAGAAGAGTTTCTCACCTTCGCGCCCCAGCGTGAATCAGGCGAGACGTTCGTCGACTTCTCGAAGTATTGCGACGACGACGAAGAAATGGAGCTCTTCGGAGCTTGTTCCGCTGTCATCGAGCGCAGCGAAGGCGGCATCACCGTGGGAGACTTGGAAAGCTCACAGTTTGTCGACGGCTACTTGCACAAGGGCATCCTCCGCACCGAACGCACGTTGCGCCAAATGCGGGCGATTGAAAACCCGGACGCCAAGCTGCTTGAGACCATCGCGGGCATGGAAGACCATTTAGCCCGGCTAAACAGGCTCGACGCGCAATGGAACAAGTTTGTCGGCAACTCCAAAACCGACCACTTGGTCCAACATTGGTTCCCGAACAACGTGAACCGAATGCTGTGCATGTCCAAAGAGAACCACGCCAAAATGATCCCAGCGGTCATTCCCGGCGCGTCGAACGAACCACGCAACCTCATCGAAGCGCCATTGGCGCGTGAGGTGGATGTCATGCCCGATCACGCCGTCACCACCTACACGTGGCTGGACGCCCTCAGCCCCAAGCTGATGGCCAAGCGCGAGCGTGAAGCCCGCAAGGGTCAGGTGCTGCGTGCGATTGAAGTGGGCACGCTGAAAGTCGAACTCGCCTTCTCCTCGGCGTTCGAAGAAGCGCTTCGCGCTGGATGAGGAGTTGTCAGGAGGGGTTGGTCGGCTCGAAAGGGTCGGCCAGCCCACTCAAAACGGTTTGCTGAGTGAGCCGGACGCTAAGTCGAATCACGAGCACAAAAGAAAACACTCCACTACCCGACAGGGGGCGCGTCCTGAAGCCAAACGCGCACCAACACCAAACCAATAGAAGTCCAAAACAATGCAAACTGAAACCACCGCCGCCACCGAAGCCACCATCGCCACCCAAACCCTGACCACGCCGATCACGCGTCTCCAACCGGGCAACCACCCGGCCACCATCACCGGTGCGGCGATTGTCCGCAACCACAACGGCAAGCTCAACGTGGAACTCGACTGCGACCTCAACGGACGCCGTATGCAGCACAACATGTATATGACCACGCCAGCGGGTCAGGCAAACACCGCCAAGCAGCTCAAGAACGCGTTCGGCATCGAATCATTCAAAGACGTGCCCAGCATCGTCGGCCAGTCCTGTGTCCTCCGCATGGAGAATGAGGAATACAACGGACGCACCAGCCTGAAGGTGGCCTATGTCAACCCGCACAGCAGCGAAGCAGCCACCGACGTTGACTTCGACGCGCTCGACGCGGGCTTCACCGCACCAGCGGAAACAGAAGTGGTGTTTTAATCTCACCACACACCCCCCACGAGGGACGCTTGACATTGGTCGGGCGTCCCTCCCCTTTTTTGAGAATTTCAATCGTAAACCATGAAAACCAAACTGTTTCTCATTTTAGCCGCGTCAATCGTGACGCTCCAAGCCCGCACGGAACGCGACTGCGACCAAGACTGGTATGACCAGCAAGACGCCGAGCGCAACGCGAAACGCCGCCACGAAGAAGCCCAACGGGAACGCGGCTACCAAGAACAACAAGAATGGATTGACCGCATCCAGCGGGATTCAGCCGCCAAGAAAGCCCAGCAAGCAGCCGACCGCGCCGCAGCAGATCAAGCTCGACAACTGCGCGACATCCAAGAGAAGCTCGAACGCATCGAACGCAACAAGCCATGAAAATCATCCAAATCATACCCGCTCCACCCGGATCACAAATCGTCGAAGGACCATGGTCTGACAAAGAATTCGAATGCGATTACGGGCCGTGTGCATGTCTAGCTCTGATCGAAGATGATAATGACGACACAATAATCATCCCGGTCGGGTTTGACATGCAATTCTCACAAGAATTTACCCACAGAAAGGCGGGACTGTTCCCTGACGTTGAGTCAGCCAAAAAAGAAGTCGGAGAAAGAGAAGCTTTCTACAACAAAAAGAAAAACGAATGACCGCCCACGAACAACACCAAGCCATGCTCGAAGATCACAAGCAAACCAAGGCCAAGCGCCGCGAAGACCACAAGCGGACAAGCGGGCGCAAATGGCGCTATCCGGGGCACATGTATTAACTTTAGCCCGGCTAAACCCGCTCACACACCGGGCAACGTCTGTGACTTCATTCCAGCCTCCGCAGTGAGGGCACTCTGAAACTGACTACTTGGGGTGAAGGGCTTAAGCCGCCAGCCCCATTCAATCCACCTTGGCACACCGATTAGCTGTCGGTCACAGCATGTGGTGAGGGAGGGAAGTAGGAGTGAGCGACCTGACCGGAGGTTGGAATGAGGATACCTCAGGTGCAATTCCTGACTGCTTCACATCTTTCCCCAAACGGAGTTAAAACGGTTCCATATCACCGAACGTTCGACAAAAATCGACGCAACTCCACCCATTTCCCGACATAACCTGACGGGTTGCTCCCGAAGCTTGCAAGCTCAGGCAGTCTAGGAAAGCATCACCACTGGAGATCCCGGCTCGTTTGCCGCAACTAACCCGCAGCACGGGTGAAAGCCTAGAGGACGACCGACCTCCGGGGTGATGCAGCCATTTTCCCAAAACCAAGGAACTGAAGAGTAGTTGAAACAACGCCGGGGTAGCTCAATGGTAGAGCGGGCCGCAAGGTGCAAGGACGAAAGTTCGATTCTGTCCCCCGGTTGCTTCAGTAATTAACGAGCGCGTCATTCTACGCCTACAATGGTTTTGTGTCCCTTTCACTCCGCAGACAGCCGGAAAAAACGCCAAGGTTTCCGGCGTCTCAGGCTTAAGCGTGGCCAACCACGGCGGAGTGTCCAATCAAGCGGCGTCCTGAAAAGGAACGGGCATCACCCGGACGGTATTACTGCAAGCGACCATCCCGCTTCACCCCTTTCATCGTGTGTCTGACGCGTCTCCGTTCTGCCGAGGGGCATGAGCGGGGGCGCGTCTTTTTTTGTCATCCATTCAATCATCCAATGAACATCCAAAAAGTCAGAACCGTATTCACCAAAAGCCACGCCCAACTTCGCCAAGCAAGACGGAAACACATCGACCAACGCCGTCACGCCATCCTCGCCTCGACAGGTAACGACGTCATCCATGAGGTGGCGCTGGAAATGGTCGAGATGGGTTTGTATGCGCCAACAGCCCGCCCGCTCCGCACGGAAAAATCAATGCACGACAGCCGCTTCGCCATCGTCCGAGCCATCTACCGCATCGACATGGAGATTTGGGGAAAAAACGCGGTGGGTGACTGGTATTTCTGGCTCACACGCAACGGATTCGACCTCAACTTCGGACGTAACCTCAAACAAAAGAAAACCGCATGAACAACCTCAAGCTTTACGTCTGGGAAGACGTCCTCACCGATTACACGTCAGGAATCGCTTTTGCTTTGGCGGAATCGGTCGAGCAAGCCCGCGAAGTCATCCAGCAAAAAGGATTGCCAGAATTCAGAATGCAGGAATTAGATTCCGGACCGGTAATTATAGACCAACCAGAAGGCTTTTACCTTTATGGAGGAGGCTAATCATGAACTCAAAACAACGCATCCAGCTGCATCTTCATTGTATGTGGCTAAAGCCCAACCACTTAGGATTTCACGCCAAGGGATTGCATAGAGAGCTAATTCTTTTCCTTGTAAAAAACAGAGAAAAACTCAAGATCTATTTCGACGAGACCGGAAAATCAACGTCAAAACCTTTTGGGATACTTTATCCCAAAGCATAACAGGGGTTCTGTGTTCTTTCCGGTCCGCAGAACCCCTAAATTATGAAAAAACACGGAGAAACAAAAGGTGGATTTTGGTCGGACGAATACAAAACGTATCATGCAATTATTGATCGGTGTAATCCAAACTCATCAAAGCCTCAGAAGAATTACGCAGGAAGAGGAATTAAAGTATGCGACCGATGGAAAGATGATTTCCTTAATTTCCTAAGCGACATGGGACGGAAGCCATCAAAAGACCACTCAATCGAAAGAATTGATAATAATGATGACTACCATCCATCAAATTGCAAATGGGCCACACGAAAAGAACAAGGTCGCAATAAAAGAACAAATCACATAGTTACTCATAACGGCACGATGAAATGCCTTTCTGATTGGGAAGATGAAACAGCCATTGCGGCAGCGACAATCAGAGCGCGATTGAAATATGGATGGTCAGAATCAGAAGCTGTAACGACGCCATTAAATGAGAAAAGGCCAAATGTCCACACCTGCATGAGGCCACCTCCAAAAACAGAATGCGGATCTTCAAACTTCAACTCGAAGTTGACAACTGAAGAAGTGGAAAAAGTATTCGTCCTCAGATCACAAGGAATGTCCTTCGCTAAGATAGGAAAACATTTCGGAGGAATGACCAAAACAGCAATAAGATCAATTATAATCGGAACAAACCGAAAAGATGAACACTCTAAATATTGTCATCACCTCTCACAATAATCTTAAGTTGAAAAACCAAAGCAATCGGGAGGGAAATCCCCCTTTTAATTGGCGCGTCAATCGTCGCCGTGCTGGCCCAATGGGCGGCATGGCACCTCAAGTAATTTAGCCTGACTAAATATGAACTGGACCCAACTCGCGGAATGGACGCTTGGCTTGTCCGTCGTCGTCCTCACCATCATCTTTGTCTTCAAACCCGATTCGGAATGAGCCCTGAACAACAACGCGTCGCCCTTTCCAAAGCGCTGGGCAACCTGAATCCAAGAATTGAAAATGGACGGGTGATCCGGTCCGCGTTCCAAGATTCAGACGGAAAATTCTACGGAAGCGGAGGAGTCGCCGAATATTCAAAAGACCTCAACGCGATGGCGGAAATTCGCAATAAACTGGTCAACACGCCCGAGCTTCGGATCAAATGGGTGAACACCCTGAGGGATGTCGTTGGCCTCACCTGCACAAGACGCAACAAGGCGGGCCAAGCGCAAGTGTCAGACATCGACCTTTTGTTCGCCTCACCGGAGCAGCTGTGCGAGGCGCTGGTAAAAACCCTCAACCTTTGGATCAAATGACGCCTGAACAACAAAAAATCGCGATAACGAAAGCTTGCGGGTGGTGTCAATCAAGATCATGTCACTGGGAAGGGTGGTGGTATCTCAAAAAAGATAAAAGAACTTATCGGCGATATCCCCCAGACTACCTCAACGACCTCAACGCGATGCACGAAGCTATTATGTCGCTGACCTTGGAGGAGCAATGTAATATGACGGAAATACTCCGCAAAGATGTGATTAAGTTCACAGCCCCGACCATCACGGCAACAGCAGAGCAGTGCGCCGAAGCATTCTTACGTACACTCAACCTCTGGACCGATGAATAAAGAACAACAACGGATCGCGATAGCCGAAGCGTGTGGGTGGCGTATTAAACGTCGCGACATTACAGGTTTCAATGTATGGGAACCCGGCTCGAAATTGCCTGCTCAACTTTCCAATAATCTGGAAAGCAAGATTCCAAATTACACTGGCGACCTCAACGCGATGCACGAAGCGGAGAAGGTGCTCATTAATAGAAATGAACAGATCTATTTTGAGAATCTGCACGATGTTGCTGGGAATTTGACATTTTATCGTGCCACCGCAGCCCAACGCGCCGAGGCTTTTTTGAAAACACTGAACCTATGGACAAATGACGCCACGAAAATAAAGACAAATGAACAAAGACAACGCAAAACACTACCTGCCTTTAGTGCAGGCACTCGCAGACGGAAAGACGATCCAGCTTTTCCATAGATCAGGGGTGTATAGGGACGTATGCAGTCCAGATTTCTCAGCCTTACCGTCCGATTACCGCATCAAGCCAGAGCTTCTCGAAGCTTGGGTTAATGTATACGCTGATGGAATACGCGCTTTTCACAATTCTAAGGAAGAAGCAGATCTTCATGCCGCGAGTGATCGCATCCGCTGCGTAAAATTCGTGGAGTGCTTGAAATGATGACAACGACAATTACATCAACTGATACAACCACCATCACGACGGAGCCTCGCACGACTTGTTCGGCCTCTTGGTTGCCGATTGAAACCGCCCCGAAAGACGGAACAAAAATCAGAACTTGGCTGCGCGGATACGGGTCTGGAGTGGTCAGTTTTTGGACTGGCGACGTTAACGGCTGGGCGGGATGGGCAATAACTCCGAGTCACTGGAAACCGATTAATTCTCTGCCGAACGCAGATGTGGACGCATCCCCACCACTTACACCCCAAGACTATGCTAAACGATAAATCATTACCGGAGCCGGAAACCGTAGCCCAACAGGAGACTGGTGGGGATTGCGTCTCTCATGCTCGTCCTCGCAAATACCGATGCTTCGTGTGTCGGGACACCGGGAAAACAGACGGCGCACTTGGTTTTAATGGCCATGGCCCATGCCCTCTGTGTTCTCTGCCGAACGTCAATGTGATGGCATCCCCACCCGAACCAAAATAGAACGATGAGAACAGGAAAAATGTCGATGATACTGAAACGCAAACCGAAAGAGAAAGCTGGTGGGGATTGTCCATCCACACCTTGTTCGGGTTCTTCTCCGCCGCCCAAGAAGGAAGACTGGAATCACTCCGAGCAAGTGCTGGTTTATTACAAAGGCAACGAGGAAAGAATATCAAGGTTCTCGGTTGCTTACTACCATTACGACCCGCCGTTTGAGTCGCCGCGATGGATAGATCACAGTGGGCGTTCCTACGGTCGAAGCCCGCTCTACTGGTGGCCTCTTCCTTCTCTCCCGAACGCCTAGCCCTCGCACGGGCGAACCTGAAACGATTATGAAAAAGAAATTGAAAAGTGATAGCCCGTTGCGTGCGGCGACTTGTTCGGCATCTTGGTTGCCGATTGAAACCGCTCCTAATAGCATCAAAGTGATCTTGGTCACTGACGGAGAATCGGTATGGACGGATCAAAAGCTCGGAGGGCATAGCGGCGAATTACCGGGAGCCTATTACTTCAACGGTCATGAAAAATGGGAGGAAGTAACCCATTGGATGCCGATCCCTTCTCTGCCGAACAGTTAATTATCCTGACCTCTGAGTCCAATAACCACTAAACAAAACAAACAGAAATTATGAACGATACACCGACACCGGAAACGGATGCGCTGGCTGGCGAATGGATCGCGTGCGAATGCGTGCCAGTCAGTCACTCTCGCAAATTGGAGCGCGAGCGCGATGATCTGCGAAAAGCCGTAAATGGTTTGTGCGAACACATTGGAGTAAGTCCAGCAAACACAACGCTACTTGCGGTTCAAGTCCTGAGAATAGAACGCGAACGAGACGAGTGGAAAGCCGAAGCAGAACGCGCCGAAGCATTCCTTAAAAACCTCAACCTATGGACTGAATGAGCATCTCCTTTCTTTATGGCTCCCTGTTCGCCGTGGCGGGCTTCTCGATCTTTATGGCACAAGTGCTCACGAAGGAAGCTTGGACGGCTTACAGGGCTCTACGGGCGTGCATAGAAGCCAGCTTCGGGCATGACACGTCCGTATTCCCCGACCACATCCCATGAAAACTCCCGTCAAACACCTCAAAACCCAATTCCCGTCCAATCCGGGGTATCACCCTGAAACCCGGCTGATGTGGTGGGGCACGCTCGTTGGAGACGCGGCGCGTGAGCGATTCATGATCGCCGCGCCCACCAAGAAAGAGTGCATCGCCGCAGCGAGAGACTTCTTCCCGGACGCGATGGAAGAACACGTCCAGCCTGTCACCGTCAGGAAAAGAAACCATTGATTCCGTCCTTGAAAACCATCATCACTCTCATTCTGATCTTCTCCGCGCTGCACGCGTGCCAGTGCTTTAGTCAGGCTAACCCGCCTGTGAAGCGCTCCGCGCTGGAGCATTCAACGTCTGAAACCAAGAAAGAACACACCAAATGAAACTGCCCGAACTGCCAACCGCTCCTGAAAACATCACTCCGCTTGAAGCCGTCGCGCTTCTCAAACCGCTTGTCTCTTCCTACACGCTGAAAAACATCCGCAACGAAATCTTCCAGAAAGAACACGTTGAGGCCAAGGTTAAGCTGGAACAAATCCACGACGGATATTCTTGGTGGTCCTCCCGTGAGGAAGAGCCCGTCCTCCAGCTGTCAAAGTCATTCGAAAACCGTGCGGAGGCCCTCGCCTACCTCAAAGAACACGGATTGGAAAAGCCGAAGTTCGAAAAGGCGTCATATGCCACGAACGAGGGATTTCCAAAAACTAAATGTTCGCTTACATGCACCGAAGAGATTGAAGGAGTGACGTATGAACTGAAAGCCAACTATACACGCGACGGACTCCCCACCAAGAAGTGCCGCGTGGTTACCTGTGTCACCTATTCAGTTGCCTGCGACGTGTGATGAAAGACACGTCGAAAATGACCCTAGAGGAGTTGGAGCGATACGTGGTGATGCTTAAGCGCATGATTCAGACACTTCAAACCCTTCTGTCGAACGCCGAGTCCATCCACGGCGACAAAGGAGGCCCGAAATGAAGAAAGACGTTACTCGCCGTTGGATGAGACGCCTTGTTCGTCCTCTTTTGTTCACGATGGACGCCTTGATTGCGTGGACTGGATACCGGGAGTGGGACGATCTACGGCAGGAAACCAACCAAGTCCTTGAGCACCCATTCATGCGGACGATGAAGCTCTGCCCGATCTGCGGAAACAAACGATGCCCAAAAGCGACCGATGAAAAACTGGACTGCACCAACTCAAACGAACCCGGCCAACCGGGAAGCGCATATTAAGACGAACGCTTCGGCTGATAGGCCGGAGAACATGAAACGACCATGAAAAAGAAATTGAAAAGTGATAGCCCGTTGCGAGCGGCGACTTGTTCTCGGTTCTGGGTGCTCCTGCTGGAAACGTCCGGCGAACACATGGATAGTAAGTCGGCAATTGGCCCGTTCAAGTCCTACGCCGCCGCTGAAAAGTGGATCATCGACGATGCTCGCGAAACCTACGCGGACAGCTCGCCCGACCTCCGATCCTACAACGCCGCCGAATGGGGAGAGGCATGCGCCATCGTGGAGGAACGCCGCCGCATGCGCCCGGTGCCGACCGCGATAATCAAGGTGCGACTCGCGGACCTTTCTTCCGAGAACGATCTAGCCCATCTACGGGCGACCCCTGAATGACCGAATTTCAAGAGCGACGTTGCCGCTCGTTAGATGCGGCGACTGGTTCTCTTCCGAGGACTGAATAACACAAAAACCGATGAACTACGATCCAAATCTTACATGCTCAGGCCGCATGGCCACTCAAACCGTCGAACTGACCTTCCAGACTTGGGAATACTCAGTGACCAAAACAACCACCGTTGGCGGCAACTGCACCGGACTCAGCGTAATCGAAGCCGCCATCGGCAATATCAAGGATGAACTCGGCGGGGATGATGGAGAGCTAATCCTCACCAACGCCGCCGGTGAAGAGCTTGCTTCAGAACTATGGGAAAACAAGCTGGAGGATATGCTAGTCTGCGCCCGGATCGTGGCGATTGAGCCGACGCGCCACGGATCAAGACTCGACCCTTGTGTCATGCCCGTGAACCAAGCACTCAGCAAACTTCAGAATCTCGCCAAAAAAGCATCCGAACAACCACCCGTTTAGCCTGACTAAAGCCATGTCACCCACCATCCTTCGCAACGCCAAGATATTCGAAGCAGAGCTTCGCACTCTCCATTCCAACAACCTTACACTGTATCAGATCGCCCGCGCCCTTCAACTCTCTCCGGCCACCGTCCGACGCTACATGACCCACCTCGGAATGGCGTCCGCCAAACGACGCAAAGAAAGGGTCAATCCTCCCGACTTGAGAGTGAAGGAGATAATCGCGATGAGAAAGAACGGGCTCACCCTCGACAGCATCGGGGGCAAGTTCAACATCACCCGCGAACGGGTGCGTCAAATCCTCCAGCGGGAATGCCCCGACTTCGTTTTCCCTGTGAGGGTAGTGAGAAGGCATCGTTGCGTCCACTGCGAGGGCGAGTTCACCCCGAGCGGGCCTTACGTGAGGTTTTGCAGCCAAAAATGCTCAGGAGCCGCCAAGTCCTCATGCTTCAATCGAGACACCGCGCTCGATGTGATGAGAGAAAGGGATGCAGGAATGACATGGGCTGAAATCTCAAAAGTGCTCGGCAACGGGAAATCACCCGCCGTATTCCGTGCCCACCTCCAACGCTCCAAGAAGTTTTTTAGCGCGGAAGAACAGGCTAAATACTTCCCGGAAAAAGGTGAGAAACAATTCAAGCCAGACAATGACAAGGAGTTGGAAGAGAAGGACGGATGTGAAGAACGTCAGCAGTCCTTAATGATGAGGGTGTTACACGGTGTTTTCTCCTTGAACCGTGATTAGCCCCGTGCTAAAAGCCCCTCGGAATCAAGCCACCGGGCACTGCTCACCGGCACGACAGCCACAACGTCAACTACAAACAAGGCCCCGGCGCAGGATTAAGTTCCTCCCGGGGTCTTTTGTTTCCAACCATCATGAAAACCTACGAAATCATCCGCTTCTACGCGCCCGGAATCGACAAGGAAAACCACGTCATCAAGACAGGATTAACCTTGGAAGAGGCTCAAGAACACTGCAACGACCCCGACACCCGCAAGGAGGGAGAATGGTTCGACAGATACAACGAGGAATAAATTCCCAAAATCCTTCTTGACGATCCGGTCGTCTTAACTACCTTCCCCCTTGACGAACTGGCTGGCACCAACGTCATTGATCTTCTGAGTGGGCAAACCAATCAGTCACAAGGGTCAGAGAACTAGACGCCAGCCTCTAGTCTCTGGCCCTTCTCCTTTCCATGGAACAGGACATCCGGACTGTTCAACAGACTGCACAGACCAAAAGCAAAAGTCACGAAGCGTCCTAGGGGTCAAAATCGAGCGGGACCAAAAACAATGCATTCGGTGGGTCACTCTCCAACTTCCATTATCCAATGGGGGGTGGGGGGGGTAGTGACAGGGAGTCTGCAACTCGCTTTACCAAAGCAACGAACACCGTCATCCACCGTCCGTCGTCATGAGCAGCAAGCGTAAGTGGACCAAGACCGGTCATTGGTCGTTCGACGAGAAGAAGGCGTCGAAGCCGACGAAGGTGAAGCGCCTCCGAAACGACCAGAAGCAGCCCGAACTCGACGCCCACACGTTCGACGACTGGTCCGCCGCTGGCTACCGCATCTCCAAAGGAGCGAAGAGCCGCTCGCGCAATCTCGACGGTGTCCCGTTGTTCGGTCTTGACCAAGTTTGGACCAACGACAAGAAAGCCCGTCCGCCTGTCTCCAAGAAGCCATCCGTCTTTGTCCCAGTTCCGACGTCATGCCCGCCAGTCAAACCTTCCACGTCCAGCTGGTCTCAGCCCTCCGGGCTGGTGAAGGAGGTGTTGGCGAGGATGGAGGAGAAGAAGGAGACAGAGGAGGAAAAGCACATGCACATGCCTGAAAGCTTCGAGACCAACGAAGACGACTATAAAGATTTACCTTACTAACATGAAACACCCAATCCAAGTGCGCTTGATTTGCGGCGAGCGAAGCAACATCCTTCGCAAGCTCTACGTCGATCAGGTGGGCAATTTCAACCGTGTCGCCTGTCGTTATGCGGGGAAAACCTACATCGTCCACTCCGAAGCCGGAGACTTGGGCGACCCGTTCCGAGCCGACCCGTCCTACCTTGACTGTCTCTACATCAAAACGTGGGAGCCATGCGAATGGAATCTTTAGCCTGACTAAAACATGAACCAAGACTTCTCAGACGACAGTGCGGGTTCCGCCGCCATCCGATTGAATCTGGAACCCTACCACCAACGCATCTACGAACTGGAAACACAAGTCAACAATCTCGGTGAAGGCTACATCAACTCCGACCGTCTCCGGACGGAATACCAGCTTCAAGTGGAGACGCTCCACAAGGCCGTCAGGGCGCTTGAATGCGCATCCCACGGCTCACCTACCCAAGACAGATTCAGAGAGCTCCTTGCGCTATGCAGTGAGCAAAGAAAGACCAACCAGCCATGAAGACCCCATACCACGACGACGACGGCGTCCGTATCAAACAAGGGATGTGGGTGAGCTTCTGCTACGGCATCCCTCCAGTCCACGTTAAAGGCGAGGTGGTGCGTGACAAGAAATACGTTCTCATCGTCACCACGCCCGGCCATTCCCCTGATCACTGCCGACTCTCCGAACTGCGTGAATTGGTCGGGAGTTTTTACAGACACCACCTATGACCCTCAAGACCCAGCCCGCCCACATCACGTGGACCCTCTACCTCAAATCCGGCCCCGTTGAAATATGGGAAGGCAAGCCCGCACGCGGCTCGTGGACCCAATGGGAATGCCGGAACGTCCAAAGTGGAGAAACACGCGCCGTTGACAAGAACACGGTGATGACCACCTTCGACCAAATGCTCACCAACTCCGGAAATGACACCTGAATTCAAACCCTTCCCCAAGATGCCGAGATTATCCAGAGAGGTGATCTTGACCGAAAAAATCGACGGCACCAATGCGTCTGTCCTCATTTCTGAAACCACCGACGACGAGCGCGGCCCGCTGTCGTGGAACGAGCAGAAGATCATCGCGATCATCGGCGACCTGACGATCCGCGCAGGAAGTCGCACCCGCTGGATCACGCCGGGGGATGATAACTTCGGCTTCGCCACGTGGGTCAACCAGAACCGCGACGAACTCATCAAACTCGGTCCGGGTCATCATTTCGGCGAGTGGTGGGGTAGCGGCATCCAGCGCAACTACGGCCTCAAGGAGAAGCGATTCAGCCTGTTCAACGTGCTGCGCTGGGCGTTGCACGGCACCGAACCGGAGATCATCCCGTCCGCCGACCCGCGCATCGTCAAAACGCAGGACTTACTTCCTGAATGCGTCGGCCTCGTGCCACTGCTTTACCGTGGACCGTTCTGCACGCGTGAAGTGGACCGCCAGCTTGAAATCCTTGAGACCAAAGGTAGTCGCGCCGTGGAAGGATTCATGAAGCCGGAAGGACTAATCTTGTTTCACATCGCAGGCTGTCTTGGCTTCAAGAAAACCATTGAGAAAGACGAAGAACCCAAAGGAAAAACAACCAAATGACCACTCTTGAACTAACCCGGCACTTCCGTCCCGACATCGCCATCACCGTGTCATGGGAATACGACCCGTCGTTTGTATGGGACGGAGACATGGAAGACCCTGAGCTTGACCGAGACAATCCGCTATTTGCACACAACGTCACTGTCACCGCGTCCATCATCCGCAAAGGCGTCCTCATCCAAGACAACGTCTATCTCGGTGGCTGCTACGCCCCCCTCAACGGGCCTTACGACGAGGAGGTTGACGGCTACCTGCCGCAGCTCATCGACGACGCGATTCAATGTCTCGACCTGAAGCTCAAAGAAACCATCATCGAACCATGAAAGTCCAACCCAAAGAAGCCTTCAAACTGCTCGGCACCGGCATTGAACTCGACCCGACGTTCGTCTACAACGCGTCCCCCGCCGACAACCTGCCGGACATCACGCCCTGCCTCATCTACGTCCACGAGCGCGATGAAAACCCAGTAGGGGTGCTGCTGCGCGAAGGAGAATACACCACCATCGAACCATGAACAAAGACTGGGACAAAATAGCGAGAATGCTTGAAGCGTTTCCCGACATGCTGAGCGCTTTGCGCTTGGCGAAGGCTTGGATGGCGTGTGACGAAGATCTCTACGCAAAGATGACACCCCACGACCAAGACGTCTACAACACCACCATGATGGCTGTAAACGACGCAATCAACAAAGCCACTCAACCATGAAAGACATCTCCAAAGAACTCCACAGCTTCCCCAGCCCGTTCGCCCGCGCCATCACCCGCGACCATTATGACGGAGGGACGTCGATGTTCAGCGTCACCACCCTCATCTCTCCGCCGCAACGCACCTACCTCAAGACGCTGGGTGAGGAAATCCGCAGCCCTTACGGATCGTTCGCGGCCATGCTCGGCACTGCGATGCACCACATCATCGAGCAGAACATCGACGAGGAAGCCGGTGAGATCGCGGAACGCCGTCTCTACACCACCATCGACGTTGGCGGCAACAACATCTCCGTCAGCGGCCAGATCGACCACTGGGAAAACCGCACGCTGTCCGACTACAAGCTGACAGGAGGCGTTCAGGACAAGATGAAAGACCCTCACTTCCTCCAAGTTCAGATGAACGGCTACCTCGCCGAATGCAACGACATCCCCGTGGATTTCGTCAGCGTCATCTACGTTCAAAAAGACTGGAGCCATTTGCGGTCCACATTCGATCCCAACTACCCTCAAACGCCGTTCAAGGTGTATGTCCATCCCTTTGACCGGGAGCTGGCCATCCGGACCTTCAATACCACCACCGCCGATCACTGGAACGCCAAGCAGGGAAACCCACGGCCTTGCACTCCCGACGAGCAATGGCGCAAGTCCACCACTTACGCTCTGATGAAGCCTGATGCCAAGCGGGCATCCAAGGTGTGCGACACACGCGCTGAAGCTCAAGAACTGCTCAAGCCCGGACAAATCATCGTCGAGCGTCCCGGCGAAGCCACTTACTGTTTGCATTTTTGCGGGTTCGCTCATCTGTGTAACCAATTTAAGCGTGAGCAAATGTCCACCACCTCGGATTTCTGAACCATGAACCCCACCGAAGAACAAATCGTCAACGCCATGACCGAATACGGCGGGTCGTTCGTGCAGGCTCTTGCCAACGCCTTTCGGAAAGCCGACGATGGAAACGCAGAGCGCATTCGATTGGCCTTCCCTGAAATCTGGACCATCTACACCAATTTAGCCCGGCTAAAATACGAACCGCACTCCAAAGATTGAGCCCTTCGGGCTTGAGGAAATTTTAATCATGATCAAATCCCTACCATCCAACATTCGTCGTGTCTTTGAAAAACACGGCATTGAAGCCGACTCCTTGTCCTTTGAAGACGCGTCCCTTGTCGTTGAGTTCGACGACATTGAGGTGGCTTTCAAGGTGAGGGAGGCCATGCTGGACCTTCACAGCTGCTGCCTCATCAATAAAGGTGGCAAGCCAGCTCTTCTCATCCACAACCTACTCGCCAACCAATGAACACGTCCACCGACCTCAACCAGATCAGCGCCGCCCTCGTGCTCGCGCAACAAGCCATGCTGCCCCTCATCAAGGACAGCGCCAACCCGTTCTTCAAGTCCAAGTATGCCGACCTTCAGGCGGTCACCGAGGCTTGTTATCCAGCCCTCCAAGCCAACGGCATCTGCGTGATGCAGTCGGCGGAGTCGCTGGGCGCGGCGGGCATCAATATCAAGACCCGCCTGCTCCACAAGAGCGGCCAGTTCATCGAGACCGACTGTGCTATTCCGCCAGCCGGACAAGACCCGCAAAAGTATGGATCGGCTGTCACCTACGGACGTCGCTACGGGCTTCAGGCTGCGGTGGGGCTCGCGGCGATTGACGACGACGGCGAAGGCGCGATGAACCGCAAGCCTGCGCCGACGCAAGCATCCAAGCCAGCTCCAAGCGCCCCAGCAGTAAAACCTGAAGTCAAAGCCGACGACATGGTCGCCACCATTGTCACCGCAATGCGCTCGCAAACCACTCTCAGCGATCTTGACGCGAAGATGAAAAAAGCCGAGGCCACCGCCTACGCGAAACATCCGAGCGTCCTGCTCGCCTACACCGAGACCAAAAACAACATCAACAATCAATAACATGTCAGAAACATACGAAGTCAAAGGAGCCGTCAAATTTGTCGGCGAAATGGAAACCCTCGGAGCCAAAGGCTTCACCAAGCGCGAGCTCATCGTCACCACCCCGGACGAGAAATACCCACAGGACCTCAAGATCGAGTTTGTCAAAGACAACTGCTCGAAGCTCGACAGCATCAGCGTTGGCGACGAAGTCACAGTGGGTGTCAATCTCCGGGGCAGCGAATACAACGGCAAGTATTACGTCAGCCTGACCGGCTGGAAGATCGAGAAAGGCGAACCTTTCTAAATTATGGCAACACTCCATCAAATCAGCACAGCTAAAGATGGAGAAAACTTCACCGTCATCGGTGTGGTGGTTGTCCACAAGCAGTTCAACCCCAAGTTCTCGAAAAACGGCAAGCTGTTTTCCAGTGTCATCCTCAAGAGCGCGGGCACCGAGGTGTTCATGACCGTATGGGATGACGCGGCGAAGGTCAAACTACCGCTCAACACCGACATCACCCTCCGTGGAAAGTTCACCAAGAACAACTACAATGGCGCGGCCAGCCTCAAGTGCGAGGAACTGGCCGCGCCGGAAGGGTCGGTGGAGTGGAAGCCGGAGGAGATTCAAAACGCTGCGGAAACCCCTAAGATGAAAGACTGCATCGACGCGGGCATCCGTGCGGCGGACTACGTGGTCCGCAAAGAACGTCCCGAGCTCGCTTCAGCCGCTTTCACGTTTGCAGCAAACGCGTTTCTTCAAGGAGTGCGGATGGAATGAACGCCAATGATCAGGCGTCAGGTATTCCCTGATCGCCTGCATCGTTCTGTTCTGAAAGATTCTCTGCCCCCGACGTTAATGAAAACTATAAGCCTCCCCAAAAAAAGAGTCAGGATCTCAACGCCAGAATCTCGCGAAAAAAAGAGGCTTTTGAATTCCAGTGACCACGCCAAAAGAGCACGGAAGGAATACAATAAAACAGAAAAGGGGAAAGCCGTCCGAAACAAATCGGAGAAAAAGCGCCGAAACACAGATGAATACAAATTGCGAACAAAAGCGAAAAGATCATCTCTAGAAGCATTAAAAGAAAGGCGAAAGCGAGAAGGATCAGAACGGAACGTCCTTATAAATCGTTGTAGATGTCGAATCCGAAACGCACTGAAAGCAAAAAAAATCACGAAAACCAGCCTCACTTCAAAAATGATTGGATGCTCATGGGAAGCGTTGAAATCTCATCTTGAAAAGCAATTCAGCAAAAAAATGAATTGGAAAAACAAAAATGAATGGGAGATAGATCACATCATTCCATTATCTTCAGCAAAAACAAAAAATGAAATCTTGAGATTGTCTCATTTTTCTAATCTTAGACCGCTTTGGGCTAACGAAAACAGAACAAAAGGAAACAAGATTGTCACTTGCCAACCAGAGCTGACATTGGAATTTTGATCAGCATGAAATCTTCCGCTTCCCCGTTAACCGTGGGGCAAGATAGATCCGGAAGAACACGGTGAGGTTGGCGGTCCTCTCAAAACCGCCGAATCAATGTCGGAAGGTTGGCTTAGAAGCAGCCATGGGGAATCAGCACCCCTTTTCCTCTAAGGAGTGGGATACCGGGTATCACCTCCCGCGTTTGAGCTACCTGTAAGCGATGCGGAAAGGGTGAGTAAAAGCCGGAGACCCTTTGGCGTAACAGCACACCGACACTAATTTTGAGCATGAGAAGCGCCCTCACCCGGCGTTCAAAGCGTAGACAGCAGCGTCGCGACCTGCCATGCTCACCCACTCTCCGGCGCGTGTGCGTAGAATCAATGAATCGCCTAGCCAGATCCTGTAAAAAGGTGCCCAGAGCGATAATTGATTCAAATGTCGGGCAACCGAGCGCGTCGGACCAAATGAGGCAGCTTGGATGGGGTCTGTAAGAGACGTCATAACGGGGAGCATCACCCCGAGATTCCACAAGTCCAAGCTGTCTCACCTCTTTCTTTAGCCTGACTAAAACCAATGACCTTCCTCGTCGATCCTGAGTTCGGCAACCTCAATGGTGACAACCTCGTCTATTGCGAGGACGATGAATACGACGAGAACGCCTGCTTCAACTGGGTGAACCACCCGGTGAGGCAACTCTACGACAACCGCAAAAACCAATTCCATCCATCCAACCCCTACGACAATGAAGATTCACCGTGGATTCCCTCCGAGACTGGATTGGATCAAAATCGAAGAAGCCGGAAAAATGATCAACATGACCACTCACGGCCACAGGATAAGCCTTGCACTCTCGAAGAATGGAAAGCAGCAACTGGTCGGATGGTTTGATTTGAAGACCATTTACGACGCCCTCATGACCATTGATCCATCCAAATCGAATTACTAATCCACAAGTTCCATTTCAAACTTCCATGAAAATCAAAAAACCCGACATCAAAGCCGACCTCGAACGTATCTGGAAAGGGCTGGATGAAGCGGACATGAACCCAGCGCTGCTCTCCATGATCGAGAGCAGCCAGCGGAACAACATCGCCAAGAAAGACTACGTCGCTTACGGAATGAACCTCGCCTTCTGGTGGGGGGAGATTGACGACTACAAATCAGGAAAACACGCATGAACGACATCCTCGAACACGTCTTTCTGCATGACGACATCTGCGGAGGAAAGACGATTGGCTTCTACACGCCGGGCATGTGGCCCGTCGGACAGACCGTCGGCTACATAGTGACACATGAGACGCTCAGAGCCGTTTACGTGGCCTACGCGTGCCATCCCACGGTCTTCCTGCAACCTTCGCACTTGAAGACCATCGCCGACCGGCTACAACGCCTCAATGAGCAAGCCTAAGAAGTCCGCCAAGAAAGTTGTTAAACGCCGCCTCGACATTGACCGCCCCTATTGCAATGGAGAATGGAGTAGCGCCAAATTCACCTCATTCGTCAAAAGCGCCCTCCGGGGAGCCCGCTGGCCTGAAAAATATCGAGCAATCAAAAACGCCTTCATCGAACATGGAACCAACCCCGCCACCGGGCGCAAATGCAAGCTACACCTCTGCTCCATTTGCCGAGGTCTATTTCCCCAAAATGCTGTCCATGCCGACCACATCGTCCCCGTCGTCGGACCCGAAGGATTCGTCTCATGGGATCGGTTCATTCAGAGGCTGTTTTGTCCCGCAGAAGGATTCCAAGTCGTGTGCAAAGCCTGCCACGCAGAAGTGACCAACCAAGAACGCGCCGGTCGCGCCTTTGAAAAACTCCTTTTCCCTCTTTCGCCTGACTAAAGCCCTCCGGGCTGGAGACGATTTTGTATTCTCAGATTACCAACCAACAACCAATAGAAAACCAATACCATGAGCCACGGAATCACAGATCGCGATAAACAAGTTTCGTCGCGACAAGCATGGCACGGCTTGACCACCATCCACGAAGGAGAGATTACGCGTGAAATCGCGCACCCCTTCGAAATCATCGAAAGCCCCATCTACCACAAGGTCAGCAAGCCTAATGACTACGGAATCAACGAGGACGTCTTCATTGAATGCCCCACCTTCAAGCAGCTGCTCGCCTCCGATGACTTCCTACCGATTGGAGAGCCTTACGCGTCTTCATACTGTCCTTCGTCAATCGCGACGTTCTGGGAAATTGTCCGCAAAGGATTTGGCGACACGCCATACGAGGTTGTGTCGGCAGGCACTGTCGATAATCGTTGCAAGGTGTTTGCCTCCATCAAGGTGAGCGACGGGTTTAGAATTGGCGACCGGGAGTTCAAGGACTTCATCACCATCCTCGACTCCTACGACAAAAGCACCTCGTTGCAAGCCCGCTACTCGAACATCTGCGTCGTCTGTGCCAACACGTTCGCCGCCAACATGCAGTCGGGCACGCAGGTCGGGAAAGCCAAGCACACCCAGATGATCGAAATGAACATCGGACGCCTGATCGACGCGATTGACGGCTTTATCGGCACATCGGCGTCGTTCCAAGCGATGCTCACGCAGGCCCACACCACCTCGTGCAGCCGCGACGAGGCCCGCGCATGGGTGGCTGGGATTGAAACCCGCAACAGCGACCGGCTGACCAACGGGATGCTCCAGAAGAGCGCCCGGATCATGGAGTTGTTCGAAGTGGGACGGGGTAACGAAGGACGGAGTCGTCTTGACGTGTTCTCCGCACTCACTGACTTCCACTCCAACGAGAGTTCCAACCGCAAGGGGGACGGAGCCCAGCGCTACACCAGCGAGTGGGGATCGTCGGCCCAGGTCAAGAGCATGGTGGCCTCCACCTTCGCCAAGGACTGGGACCACAACGTGCGTCGCGGCACGTCGATGCTCAGCAAGGACGTCGCCCTCACTGCATAATCTTTAGCCTGGCTAAACATGAAAACCACCATCACCCTCTACGATAGCGACAGCTACCGGAGTCGCTGCGTCCCCGAAAACCTCGTTAAAATGATCAAATGGCTCACCGGGCTACTTGAGGAGGTGCCGAGCGAGCATCACGACAACGTCACCATCGAGTTTGACTCTTATGATGATACGTCCCCGGTCAGCTGCCTCGTCGCCTACGACCGTGAGGAAACCGAACCTGAACGCATTGCACGTGAGGAAAGAGAGTTGGACCTTAAAAAGAGGCTTGAAGAAAGAGAACGCGAGCATTTCGCCAAGCTCAAAGCCAAGTTTGAACCATGAAGAAATACGAAGCTGTAAGACAAGCTGAAGACTGCGTCACCCAGCTCACCGACCGCAAGGAAGGGGGGTGGGGGTTCCGCTTCAGAGACGCCCCGGAAGCCCCGTGGCAAACCTCTCCCTCGTATCCACGGGTGGAGGCGCTGCAAGTCCGCAGGGAGCACCTGATCCGCCACGCGAGACGCCTCCTTGGGAAGCCCGAGGAGTATGAGGAAAGAAAGAAAGACTGGACCTCCCACCTATGAAAACATCACACACTCCAGGTCCATGGATAATCCGCTACAACGGCGCAGGCTATCCTTCGGCAATCGATGCGCCAAACGCCTGTAACAAGACTCCGGGCAAGGTTGGAACGTCCATCACCCGATGGAACGCCATCACACTTCCTTCCTCAGAAGAAGGGCAGGCCAACGCCCAACTCATGGCGGCAGCGCCGGAAATGCTCGCTGCATTGTGCGCCTGTGTCACAATAAACGCCGAAGGCATCGTGGATCGTGACAACGCAGCGTTCAGGATGAATCACATCACGCGGATTGCCCTCGCCGCCATTCAACAAGCCACAGGAGATGCACCATGACGCCTGAATTTATTGGAACGTGCGTCGAACTCCGTGCGCCCGATCTGCACGATTACGACGACAGCTCACGCGCCATTCAATACGCCACCTTCCGCAAGCACGTTGGCACTGAAATCGTTCAGGAAATCAATGAGTGGGCAGGTTGGCCGGGAACACACTTCTCAAGAGACTGGCACATCCTCTACTCCAAAGGAAAATGGAAAGGCAAGCCAGCTGTGTGCATGATGCACTCAAGCATCCATCACCTCTGGTATTTGCCTCAAACCTAAAATCCTCTCGACAACCCGCCTGCTTTAGCCAGGCTAAACACCTTTATGTCCAAACACACTGCCTATTACCAAGAAGCCCCAGTCGATCAATCCGACTACCCCACCCTCGCCGAGAAGTTCAAAATCCCCTATGAAGTGGTGTTTCGCTGCGTCGAAGCCCTGCAACAAACCGGAGAGGTTCCTATTATGGCCTTTTCCGGCCCCACCCGAGAGCGCGTAAGGTCCTTGGCGATGGCTTTGGGCACTGAACCCCCGGAAGCCACTCAAGACGCGCCACAGGAGCAAGTGGGAGCCCTTGCGGAGCCACCTGTGGAAATTATCTACGACGCCAAAGACGAACCAAACGAATGGGAACGTGAATCCATTCACTCCCAGCATGTGAATTCCACGCAAATAAAGGATTCCAGCGATGTTCACGAAACCAATTTCGTCGACATCGACGACGAGTTTGACCCGGAGGAAACCACCGAACGGGATGAGGTTGTCGATCACGCGGCCCACGGGCTGATGTCCGCGTTCTCCGACTCGGAAAACTGCTTCATCATCTCCGATGACGGCTGCTGCCGGATCAATCAGGACAACCCCCCGTCCATTGAGCATTCGTTGGTCGTTGTGGCCAACGTATTGAAGTTGAAAGACTTGGGTGATGCCGTTGAAGATAAGAGCTCATGGATGCTGGGTTCGATCATCGCCGCATTGGAAGATTACCACGGTGAAAACTTCGCGGTGTCACAAGTGTGCGACTCCACCACCAAGGCTTACAACACCGTTGTTACCGCTGTCGGCGTATTCAAGGCGTTCAAGCAGAAGCGCTACAAGCTGTCGTTCTCGTCCCACAAGGAAGCGCACTACGCCAAGATTCCGGACGCCCACAAAAGGCTCATTCTTCATAAGGCTGAAACCTACAAGATCGGACCCAAGTCAATCCGGGCGCTGTGCTCCATTGCCAAGACCATGGAGGACGACACCACCATCCGCAACATCCGCAGCCAAAAGCAGGCGCTCGACCTGATCGCCGCTTACAAAGAGGCCAAAGTCACCTACATCGTTTACGAAGAAGGAGAGTGGACTCGGGTGAACGGACTGGCTGGAGAACCGCCCGATGGAAAGATCGTCCTCAACACCAAGGAATGGACCGCTCAGGTCGGCAACCAAATCATCCCCATCGCCAAGCGCAGCACTCTCAAATCATGATCGAATCCCTCATCCCCCCTGAGAACGATATCGGCAAGGCGGTCAGGTTTTTCAAGAAGCTCGTCGAAGTGAGCGGCACCATCCAGCAAGACATGAGCCGGGTGCTTCTCACCGACAAAGCCAACCAAAAAGAGCTGTCCAAACAACTCCAAGGAACTGAAAACGATATGGAGATGCGGATGGACAAGGCGGTGCACGCGTTCATCGCGGTGATGCCGCTGGCCTGCATGAACCGGGTCAACCTGTTCGCCAAGACAATGTGCCTGCATGGAAACCTGACCGGAGACGACACCATCCACAACATCTTCGATGAAGTGAACCGTCAAATACACGAGGAAGACTACACTTGAACGTCTAAAGTGTGCCACCCGCCGACGGAAAACTAACCAACGAAATCAAATGTCCAAACTACCCCAAAATGTTGCCGAAGCCAGTGATGGCGGGTTGCGCACCACTGCCTTGTTCGGCGTCTTCGTGACGGCCAAGCTCAAGGGTGAAATCTACCCGCTCCAAGGCTGGGTCATCTCGGAATCTCCGCTGCGGATCAAATGCTCGGACGGCGATGAACACGACTGCGAAGGCACGCCGACCGTGGTGATCAATCCACCTGAGCGGACGCCTGCCAGCATGGTCTGCGAGTGTGAAAATCCGGGGCCGCACATGAAGCCCGGCGCGGGCGGTAAATTCTGTGCGGTCTGCGGCTGGGATATTCCGCCGAACGCCGTAGCGCAGACGCGCGAGAAAGGACAAGCCAATGAGTGAAACTGGAGAGCTTATGAGCGTCGATCTGCCGCAACTTGTTCGGCTTCTTGCTGTCGCGCAACCAGTGATGGAAGCATGGGCGAAGTCCCACGAACTCGACGAGTGGCATTGTCGCTGCGAAGACATGATCGGGACGGCATATCCGCGCAATCTATGCCCCATGTGCTGCGTCGAATCCTCGATCAACTGGCGGGATGGGAAACCCTATTACTACTGCCCCGATCATGGGGAACTCAACGACCTTTATTCTGAGCCGAACGCTGAGCCCATAGACAGCCCATCATGAAAACTCCACTCCAACAACAGACGCCTTTGGGCGGTTCTATGCGG